GTAGACCGTGATGTATTCAGCAGGCTTAGTCTCTCCAAGGAAGTCGTCGTCCTTGTAGTAGCTGTACTCAGATGGGACGGTGTCCGATAGCCAGGAGTCAGCGGAGATATTCTTAGGCAGGCTGAACCTGTCGTCAGCACTAAGGTCTTCCAGCCTTACAGTCATGCGCTCGCAGACCCACGGACACTTCTGAATATCGTCGTATCCAGCGGGCAAGAGAACGTCCCATGGGGCGATTCTTTCGGCGGTTGGGTTGTCCTGCGGACCATCATCAAATGGAACGTCCTCCATCGCCATGGCCTCTCTCAGGATTCTTGAGTCAGGCTTTGCCGCGTCTTCGTCCTCCGCAAGAATCTCGGGACCAACCTCATAGTCCTCCTCCATAAGGAATGCGCCAGATGGGTCATATCCAACTTTGGCAAACCCAATCCCATAGAGCATTGCGTCAAGAACAGCGTCCTTCACTGTCCTCTTTATATTGATCTCCCTGAAGACATAGTTGACCGCAGCCTCTGCGATCTTTGCGCTCTCTTTATCGTCTGGGCGACGAGGGAGCATGCGGAGGTAGGGGTCTGCGCTGATGATCGCTGGAAGTAGAGAGTTGGAGGTAGACAGTAGGAAGTTAAAGTTGGGAACGTCGCTATCATCGTGATAGGCGTCCTCGTCGTGCCTCTTGCCTATGTAGTCCTCGAACGATTTCTTCCACTCGTCGAGAACATTTTCCTCCATATCCTTCTCTGCACGAGAGATTCTCTCATGCCAAAGGTCCACTTCTTTTGCGGTTAATTTTGGTTTTCTTGCTGACATGGCTTGATGGTACTTGACAATAAAACGAGAATGCACCCACATAATAGAAACTCTGGGATTATCCAGAGCTGGGAGACAATACACCAATGGACGCCACCGACACCCCACATGACGAGGCCCACGAAGAAGTGGACACCCTCGAAGATGGGACCGGAGCTTCGGCAGACGACGGTTTCGAGGAAACCGAGGAGACTGAAGATTTTTCGGACAACCCGCTTAGCTACATAGAAGCAATGGAAAACGTGCCTGCCGAGGTTAAGGCAGAACTAAAGCGCGGATTCCTGAGGCAATCGGATTACACGAAGAAGACTCAAAGCCTCGCTAGCGACCGGCAGTCGCTCGAAGACCGTAGATCAGTAGTCGATCAGATCCTGCTTCGCCAAAATCAGGCGAAGGCCGAGACGGAGGCAGAGGAGCCAGCGGCTCCAGACATGTCGAAGGGGGCCTCCCCTGAAGATGTCATCAGCCATTACGTCAACGAGGCTGTTAAGGCAAAGCTAAATGAGTTGGGAGTTGGCAACGCAGTTGCCGAGATCCAACCCATCGCTACGCAACAGCGTGTGGTTCGTGCCTATCAGGCATGGGCGCAGGATTACCCCGACATTGATCACGGAACCTTTGCAGCCACTGTGGGTCAGGTACTCGATTCGGACCCCGACCTGACAGAGCTTGCTGTCACTAACCCTGCCAAGGCCGTTCGCATCGCTGCGAAGGTCGCCAGGGCGCATGTCAGTGAAGCAAAAACCAAGGCAAAGTCTAAGAAGCGCCACGCGGCGGCTCCTGTAGCTTCACGCAAAGGATCTGTTGTCTCTAAGAAGAAGCGGGAAACCGCTTTAGAGGCAGCGACCAGAGCATTGAAAGAGCAGGGGTTTTAAAACCTAAAGGAATAAAATGCCTGCTAATACAATTACGAACCTCGCGTTGGATCGTGTCTATTCGACTACGCTCCAGGCTGTTCGAGACTCCGTTGCAATGGAGATCGTGCAGTCCAACCCTCTCCTCTGGCATATGTATCGCCAGGGCGCAGTCCGTTATGAAGGTGGCACAGAATGCCGCATGCCCGTAGTCCTCACCGAGTCTTCCAACGTCTCGGCCATTGGAACCTACGCAACCTTTTCGACTACGCCGGAAGATGGACCGGACACGGCCCGTTACCCGACTTGGTACAAGAACCGCGCATCTGTTGTCGTTGACAACACTGAGCTTGCTCAGAACCGTGGCGCTTACCAGATCGTCAACCTGCTCAACGCGAAGATGGCGATCTCCAAGATCAGCCTGATCAACGAGCTTTCCCGACAGTTGTATACGACGAACGCTGCTGCTCCCAATGAGTTGCAGGGCCTTCCTCAGTTCATCTGCCCCGCCAGTGTGAGCGCAACCCCCAACCTCACGGTCGGTGGAATTGCTCAGTCTGGCATTGCTGGTGGATATGTGAATTGGGATAACCAGTCAGCCCAGATGACAGCCTTCGGAACCGATGGCCTCGATACCTGGGAACAGCTTTACATGGATGCTTCTCAGAAAAGCACCCATCCCGACATCATTCTGACGGACCCCCAGGTGTATCGCTTCTTCAAGCGTCTGGTGGCTCCCAATCAGGCTGAGCGGGACAAGGCGCTCTGGGACCAGGGCTTCCAGAACCTTCTCTTTGAGGGCACCCCAGTGGTTCCCGAGGAGCAGTTGGTTGGAACGGGCCTTACCTACATGCTGACCACTACCGGAAAGCGTCAGGTGAACGACTTCAACTTGAAGCCGGAACACTTCACGGTTCCGGGAAAGAACCCGTTTGTTCAGGGTAAGGCGACAGGTGTTGGCTTGCAGCTTGCAATCCTGAGCCACGATGACTTCCGTATGACGGACTTCATGACTCCGCCCAACAGTGATGTCATCATCGCCCACACTTACTTTACTGCCATGCTCACGGCATCAAGCTTGGCTCGTCAGGCTGTGTCTAACTTTACTGGCGCAATCCAGTTTTAAGCTGGGAAAGGAGACACAAAAATGTCTACATTTATTCATGGTGGCTCAGCCCTACAGCTTGATGTGGCAGCGCGCGCGCACGCTGCATTGAGCCGGGGTGACATTGTCCAGATTGATCCCGCTGTCGGTGCTACCGACGACGGTCTTAGCACTCGGGTGCCCGTAATTAGCGACGCGCTTGGTCAGGTTGCCCCTTATGGGGTTGTCCTTGGCAGCAACGGAAAGAGTACCTTCGCCCTTGGCGAGGATGTCCTAATCCGAATTATGGGCGTTTGTCAGGCGAATATGAACACCGCTTCAGTGGTTGGCGATGGAGTTATACTTCGCGCTGCTACAAGCTTGGCACCGCAAGGAGCGTCTACTTTTACGGCAGACGCTTCTGGCAACAAGCTCTGCGGAATTGCTCATACTGCTGGCACTGGCCTTCAGACTGTTTTCTTTAACGGCCTCACCACCTGGGGCTAACGATTAACGTGTGAGCCAGGGGGCTTCGGCTCCCTGGCAATCACAGCTAGGAGAATTAAGAATGGCTTCTCTAGCCCCACACGTTAGTCGCGTTTCGAAGGACTACGCTCCTCACGGGTACTCTATTTACAACGAGGTCGTTGTTGACATTGGAGACACTAGCGCCACAGCCACTGATCTGTTCGTCCTTGGCGCAACAGACTCAGACATTTACATAGAGGCAATCACCCTCTTGTCTGAGGGATCTGCCACTACCGGATGGACCCTGCAAGCTGATTACAAGAACGCCACTGGCGGGCCTGTTGCTCCCACGCCAGCAACAATGTTTGCCGTCCCAGGCTGGGTCGCAGTGACTAACCATGTCCCTGCTACCTCTACCCCTGACCAGAATCAATTGATTCCACAGGGTCGAGGAATGTCAATAACGCTGACCAGAAGCGGTGGCAACACCCTGACCGCCCTTAAGGTCATGATCCGTTACCGCCGCAAGGCTTAGTTAATCCCCCGTCCAACTTGGAGGGTCGTTCGTGAACCTTTCGGAACTCAGAACGGCTCTCCAAGAGCGGCGGGAGGATTACTCCCAATCGGACGCCAAGCTTGACCGCAAGCTGAACCAGTCCTACCTGGACATCTGCTCCAGGCGTAAGTGGGGATGGCTGCGTCGAGAATACTCATACGCAACCACTGCGCCGTTTGTCTCGGCTGCTGCCGTGGGGGCTACCCCCGCCGTGGGAATACAGGTCCTCGGAACCCAGAACGGCAACATCGTAATTCAGGTT